AAGCCAAAATGCTGGATCGATTCGCTCAAGATGCTCAATAACTGGACCTACACTGATTCCACCACCGGCGAAGTCATCGAGCTTGGCTCACCAGCAACTTGGCCCGACGACACCATTCTTGTCATCGACTCCCTCAGCCGCTGGTGCGACGCTGCTATGGAGTTCCACCGCAGCATGACCCCAGTTGGTAAAGGCGGCCAAGCCGACGGCCGAGCAATCTACGGCAACGCCCAAGACGACGTCGAGAAGCAACTGGCCAGTCTAACCTCACCCAAATTTCGTTGCAATGTCATCGTCATCTGCCATGGCGTATACATGACTCTTGATGATGGCACAACCAAAATCTTCCCTCAAGGCATCGGTCAAAAGCTGTCCCCCAAGATCCCAACCTACTTCCCCAACTACATCCGCTACATTCAAAAGGCTGACAAGCGAACTATTCAACTAACCTCAAACCAAATGATCTCCCTAGCTAACGGCCGCCCAGATGTCATGCCAGCTGAACTCCCCACCGACACCGGCCTCGCTGAATTCTTCGCGATATTAAAGGGACAAACCGCGAAGTCTGAGGCAACACCAGTTGCCAAACCCAAGTCCCTGACATTGAGACGAGCATGAACCCTTCCCAACCCACTCCACAACTCCTCACCATCGACCTCCAAACCATCATGAGCATTCACAACTACCTTCTCGGCATCAAGGAGCCATCACCCGACATTCAAACCGCAATCACCCACATCGAGACCCAACTCCGCATCGCCATCACCGGCATTCTCGTAACCCAAGGACCCGCACAATGAACGAACGCGCCAATTTTGCTTCCATCCTCGACGAAGCCCCGACCGAAATCAACCGCCCGAAGCCGCTCCCCGAAGGCACCTACCTCTGCGTCGTGGGCCAGCCCGAGGAAGGGAAGTCATCGAAAAAAGGAACCCCGTTCGTTAAGTTCCCGCTGCGACCCATGAGCCCACTCGACGACGTGGACGGCGACGCCCTTGAGGAAGTCGGCGGACTCGAATCCAAAAACCTCTCGTCCACCTTCTACATCACCGACGACGCTGTGTACCGGCTCGACGAATTCCACGCCCATTGTGGCCTAGATCTCAGCGAACCCCTCTCCCGCCGCACCCGCAACGGCGAAGTGGTCAACTCCCAGGTCCTCGCTGTGGTCAAGCATCGTATGTCTGAGGATGGAACTCAGGCGTTTGCGGAGGTGAATCGGACAGCACCGGCGGAATAAGGAGATAGCAAATGGAAAATGAAAATAGCAGATCAATGACCTTCGGTGAGCGTGCTGTGGGTTTGTCTTTCAACCCCTCTAGCAATGGCGATGTTGATAAGCTTAAGAGATTGTACGCAGACGTCATCGATCACATGAACGACTTTCGCAAGTGCTACATCGCTCGCGGTGATAACTCCGAAATGGTTCGTTTATGTTCAATCGCAATCACCGAGGCACAGACTGCTCAGATGTGGGCTGTTAAGGCTGTGACTTGGCGCGGTTGATCTAGCCTAAACCTCGGAGGGGGCTTCGGTCCCCTCCATCATTTTGGAGAATTCACTTTGGAAAACACTGCCCAAATCAAACGCTTGGTGAATACCTTGACCCAATCCGAAGCTGAACCTGACGCAACCTTGGCTCTGCTCTCCGAGCGCGGCAAGACCCACGGAGACTTCGCCAACCACGCAGGCTGCACTCAGGAACTCAAGATCGCCATGCAGCATTGGGCCAGCGTCTCCGGCAAAGACTGGCAGACCCTTCCCAACACCCACCGTGAGGCCTTGGAGATGATCGCCCACAAGATCGGCCGCATCATCGCCGGCGACCCAGACTTCCGCGATCACTGGGACGATCTGGCAGGCTATGCAACTCTAATCGCACAAAAGTGTACAAAATGAGGTGCAGCAAGTGACCCCCATTGTCCTTCTCGCCGAAGCCTACGGCGAAGCCGAAGCCCGTCACAACGCCCCACTAATCGGTGCGTCAGGCATTGAACTCCTGCGGATGCTGGGAGAGGCCGGGGTCATCGACCTCTCCCCCGTCGACCGTGACCTAATCTCCCTCTACTACCGCACCAACGACAATCGCCGCATCATTGAAATCTGGTCACACCATCCCGAAGTCCATCGCACCAACGTCTTCAACATCCACCCTCCCGCCAATGACCTTGGGCATTTCCTCGGGGTGAAGTCTGACGCACTCCCAGGTTACCCAATGCTCAAGGTCAATCCCCAAAAGGGTCGTCCCAAACCCACCGGCTCGTGGGTGCGTGGGGAGTTCGGCCCAGAACTAGAAAGGCTTGGTGATGAGCTTATTGATCATAATCCNAATGTCATTGTCTGTCTCGGGAATTGTTCTCTATGGGCTCTTACAGGAAAGGTCGGTGTCAGTAAGCTTCGTGGTACAACGCTGCATAGCACTCTCACTGTCTCTGGTTTCAAGCTTTTACCTACTTATCACCCTGCTGCCATCCTCCGTAACTGGGACAACCGCCCCGTAGTCATCGCCGACCTGATGAAAGCCCATCGCGAATCACAGTTCCCCGAGATAAGGAGACCCCATCGTGAAATCTGGATCGAACCAACCCTTGAAGATATCAAGCGATTCATCATCAATCATACCTGTGGATGTACACTTCTTTCTGTTGATATCGAAACATCTGGAACAAGGATCACATGCATTGGCTTTGCTCCTGGACCAGGAATTGCGATCGTTATTCCTTTCGATGACACCAGAAAAACAAACGGAAACTATTGGCCATCTACAGCGGACGAGCATGCTTGCTGGGATCTTGTCAAAGCAGTGCTTGAGGATCCAAAAATCCCAAAGCTCTTCCAAAACGGCTGCTACGACATTGCCTTCCTCTGGCGATCAATGAGGATCAAGGTTCTTGGTGCGACCGAAGACACCATGCTCTGCCACCATGCAATTCAACCAGAGTCGTTGAAGGGATTGGGGTTCTTGGGATCGATCTATAGTGACGAGGCCACCTGGAAAGGGATGGCAAAGCATGCGAAAACCATTAAGCGTGATGACTAATGAGAATCATTAAGACTCACGAAACTGATCTATCTGCATTACCCCAATGGGATGCGGATATGATTTATAACGGCCTCGATTGCTGTGTAACCCAGGACGTATTCAATGCCATCCACCCGCAACTCGACGAGGCCACTGCGAGAACATACGAGTTCTCGAAAGCCCTCCAAGGTCCTGTATTGGAAATGCGGGTACGTGGAGTGTTGGTCGACCAAGCGCGACGAATGGAAGTCGTTGATGAACTCTTTGAGCAAGCGGACATTCTTGAAAGACAGCTCAATCGCATTGTCCTTGACGGTGTCGGCCTTCCCACCTTTAACTGGCGATCCCCTGTCGATCTCCAGCGACTCCTCTACCATGAACTCGATATCAAACCCATCATCCGCGGTGGCCGACCCACAGTCGACCGTGGTGCCAGGGAGAAAATCGAATCATACCCCATCGCCACGCAGATCATAAAGCATATCAACGCACTAACGGAGCTTGGAGATAAACTCAGTGTCCTACGAACAGCGATCGATCCTGATGGACGAATTAGAACAAGTTATAACATTGCAGGTACGTCGACTGGGCGATTTAGCTCATCACTATCCGAATTCGGCACAGGGGGAAATCTCCAAAATATTGAAGAATCTCTCCGTAGCGTATTCATTGCTGATCAAGGTTATAAATTCGCCAAGTGCGACGCCAAGTCCGGTGAGTCCTTCTGCGTCGGGGCCATTGAGGGAAACCAATTCGGGGACTGGACCTACCTCAATGCCATTGAAAGCGGAGACATTCACATATTCGTTGCCCGTCTCGTCTGGCCTGACCTGGGATGGACTGGAGTGCTTAGTGAAGATAANCTCCTCGGCAAGCGGCTGTTCTATCGTGATCACACCTATCGAGACATGTGCAAGAAGCTCGGACACGGAAGTTCCTATGGAGGCAAACCCCAAACTCTCTCCGAACAGTCCCGAATTCCTATAAATCTCGTCTCGGACTTTCAAAGAAAGTACTTTGAAGCTTTCCCTGCGCACCAATTATGGCAGGCCGATGTTGATGAACGACTCCGAAGATTGGGATTTCTCACAACACTCACCGGACGCAAGCGGTGGTTTTTTGGCCGTCGATCTGATCCATCGACCCTCAGGGAGGCAATTGCATATGATCCTCAAGGTAGCTTAGCCGACATCGTCAACGAGGCTCTTATCAAACTTTGGCGCCAAGGCTACACCATCGTAATGCACGACCACGACGCCTTGACGTTCATGTACCCCGAGAAACGTGAAGATGAGATCATCCCTAAACTCATGGAAGCCCTTGTGGTGCCCATTACACTGGCAAATGGCCGTACACTACGGATACCATATGATTGCGAGGTGGGATGGAATAAAGGACACTTTGATCCTAACTCTAACCCCGATGGACTACGAGCTTATTCGGGGACTGACACCCGCAAACGACAACCGATCCGTTCGATCTTGGACACCATAGTGACCAAACATATTACGAAAGTAGGCTAATGCCCACTCCAAACTCAGGGAAACGCCGCTGTGAATCATTCATTGACGTCTTCGTCGACTCCACCGCCAACCTCGGTGCCCCGAAGATCTTCCGCAAATGGACCGCCATCAGCCTAATCGCCGCTACCCTTGAACAAAAGGTTTGGCTCCGCACCAGTCGGCCCCTGCACCCAAACATCTACGTGTTCCTAATCGCCGCTCCAGGTGTGGGCAAAACCCGA